GATATAAGCTCCTTGACTCTCGAGTCTTCAGCTCCGTACTTGGCGATGAGACCGGTGATTCCCTGGCGCATTGTCTTGAGCTGCACTCCCACCGAATCGACGCCTCCGGCAAAGATGTCATTCACCTGTGCTGCCGCCTTCACGGCATCACGATACGCGGCAAAATCGTCAGCTGCCTGCCCGGCTCCGGTGCTAATATCCTCGAGAGCATCGACCGGTCCTCCGGACGAGATCATAGGACCGGAGTCTCCGAAGGTATTGACTCTGTCCCAGATGTCAGTGAGGTTCATGACGTAGTTGCCCGCCTCATTCATCGCCTGACGGTTCTTCCGTGTCTTATGTGCGTTGAACGCATCTATGGCCTTGTCATAAGCCGACTCTGCGTCGTTCACCCACTGATTGTACTGTCGGATCATCTCTTCCTTTCCCTGTCCTTGGCCGATAGCCTTGAACCGGTCCCAGAGACTTTCCGTATCTTTCTTCTGACGCGAGCTCTTCCCTCCGGTCTGAGCTGCGTCCATTGTGTCGGTAATGAGGTTGATCCCGTCCGCGAGAAGCTGAATCACTTCCTTGATGGGGCCACGGCTGTTCTGGAACGCGAGGACAAATCCCTCCCAGGCGGATTGCAGCGCTCTCGTTGCGCCAATAACATTGTCCGTCATTGTGGTATACATATCCGACAGTGCTCCGTCCGCATTATGCAGCTGCTCGTTAAGAGCGGCCACGTCGTCAGCTCCCTTGATCAAAGCATTGAAGGCGGCGACGCTTCGCTTGTCGGTCATCTCGAGAGTGCTGTTCAAGTCAACTCCCTTATCACGCAGGTCCTTCAGGGCTTTGATGATCTCAGGCATTGTCTTGGCAGAATAGCCCAGACCGCTTGCGAGCTTTCCGTTGGAGTCCGCCAGATTGAGGAGGATATTTCTCAAGGCTGTCGCCGCCGAAGAGGCATCGAAGCCGGCGTTGGATAGGACACCCAACAGGGATGTGACCTCAGAAGCGGTCAATCCGAAGGCGTTGGCGACCGGACCGACGGTTGAAATGGATGTCTGGAGCTTCGAGAAGGACAGAGCGGACTTGGAGGTGGACGCCGCCATGATGTCCAGGAGATTACCTGTGTCGGACGAACTCAAGCCAAAAGAGCGGAGCGCAGATCCGGCGAAGTCGGCGGCGCTGGCGAGGTCTGTTCCTACCGCAGCTGCGAACTTCAGTACGGGCTCCTGCATATCCTGAATCTGTCCGGAGTTGAAACCGAGACGGGCAAGGGCTGTCTGGAGAGACGTGACTTCGGATGCGGTGAATTCCGTCGTGCGGCCCAGCTCGGATGCCGACTGTGTCAGGCTCTCCACGCCGTCAAGGGTAGTTCCGAGCACTGACGCGAGCTCACTGTTCGCGCGCTCGAACTCCGCAATCTTATCGACGGCTTTCTTGAGTCCGGCCACTATGGCCCCCACTGCAAGGTGTTTCTTCAGCGCACCTCCGAGTGAAGAGACCGAGTCGGTTGTCTTGGATGAAGCGGTGCCGACATCCTTCAGGGCTCCCTGAAGCTCTTCGGCATTGATCTCAACCTCCTTCATCGTGCCGTTGTCGGTGACCTGTATGGTGAACTTGACTGTTTTATTTGCCATTGCCTTCAATTCGTTTTATGAGCTCCGAAACACGGTCCGGAGTAGATTCCTTGACTTTCCCTTTCTCTTTACGTTCCGGCTGCTTATCCCAGGGGAACGGCATCACCTTCTTCTTGTCGAGCGGCTTGGAAGTGTGCGGCAACAGGCTGAACATTGCCAGCTCCCGCGTCATCTCCCAGCGCTCCTGCGAGCGTCTTGTCTCATTCTGATACCAGACCTCGTAGATGTTTCTGAACTCAGATGGGGTGCAAGAGCAGAAGTCCTGAAGACTCATCCTCATACACCCCACCGCGAGTCCGAGTAGTTTTTCAATATCCTCCGGAGCGGATTTTACTTTTTTTTTGAGCCGGGACCGGCCTTCGGGAGGAATGTCTTCACTATATCGAGGGGCATTGCGTCTGCGAACTCAATCAGACTCATTCCGAATTCAACATTGTCCTGGGCACAGGCCGAACTGATACAGCACCAAATGTAAGTGATCATCGTCTCCGTATCTGTCAGAGCCTTGGATATATCCTGTCCCGTCTCCCTCTTAAAACGGAGTACCGCGCCCATGGTCTCACGGCACGGGTACTCCTTTCCATTGATATTCACCTTGGTAAGCCCCATATTACTACTGTACCTGCTGATTACCTGAGCCTCCGCTTACGGCAGGATCAATCTTCGTCTCGTCGACTGTGACAGCTCCATCGTTCTCAAGAGTACCGGAGTAAGTGGCGTCGTCACCAGCGGGGTTGCTCTCCTTGAGGTTAGTGATGACAAAGTTTCCGGACAAGTAAGGAGTATTATCCTTCTCGCGCTGGAAGGCGGTGACTGCAACGCTCTGGCCGAGTCTCCATTTGCCGAGGGCTTCCTTGAAGCCGCTTTCGGTCTCGCCGTATAATTTCAGACCCTCGAAGCTGATCTGGACTGAAAGTCCCGTGATGCGCTTGTTCTTGAAGAGGGAAGCTGTGTTGGCCATGGCAGTAGCCAAAGGCTTGACGGCTGTCTCCTTCGTCTCGGTGTTATAGGTGGTTTCGTGACTTGTACAGTGTCCGATGCAGCCGGAACCGAGCTTGACAAGCATGTCTGAACCGTTAATGTATCCCATAAGATTTGTATTTGTTAAATGTTCAAAAGTCGTTTGAAAACCGTTCTGATGACGGTTGTCTTGCCTGTGAAGATTATCATAAGGATGTAGATGACCAGAGCGACAATCGCCGCCGCACCGACATTCATAAGGAATTTCTGCCAGGGCTTCAGGATATTGGTCTCGATGGGTACCGTGGTTGTCTCCGCGGAGTTGTCCACCGTCCTGATGACAGTCGAGCTGTCCGTGTGTTGCACGGGAACCTCCAGCTCTTTCTCGATTGCCCGGGGCTTGGTTTCAAGGCCGTGGTCTATGGTACCGTCAGGATTCACGGTCACCGTGGACTTGGCGAAGTCATTCTCGATGACATCCGTCGAGTCTGTGATTCCGCGCCTGAACTCCCGAAGGGTCGGGACTTCAAACTTAACCAGCACCGGCACCAGCTCCGTATGGCTCATGACTCTCACGACACTGTCTCGTACTACCACTGACTCGTGGGAGACTGTGCCTCTTGTCGAAGCACAGCCCCCTGCGAGCAGGGCCAATAGAAGTGATATGAGAGGGATATGATGTGTCATTTACGGGTGATGGTCTTGATGCAGGAAAGCTGCTCCTGAAGGTTCATTATAAGCTCGCACTGTTTCTGGTTCTCCTCTCGGAGCCTGTTGACTTCAGCGCGCAATTCGGTGTTCTCCCGGATGAGCTTCTCCTGGGACTTCGACAATTCCAGGTTCTCCTCACGAACCTTGACAACCTGCTCACGGAGCTTGATGATCTCGTCAATCTGCTCGCGGTTCTTAGCCGAGAGCATATCGATGGAGGACTGGAGCTCAGAGAGGAAGTCATTGTCGCGCTTACGACGTCCGGCAATGAAACCGGCGACGCCTACGACTACGGGCAGAGCTACCTCAATAATGATTCTTACGATGTCAGTACTTTCCATTACTGTTCAATTCCTATTTGTCTGAGCCACGCCTGCACATTGAAGCTCGGGCAAGCCTTCGCTGCAATCTCATTGTGGCCGATAATTCTTACCTCTGGGAAGCGCTTGTGGAAGTCGGTAACGTAGGCCTTCATCGCCTCGAGCTGGGCCGCGGTCCTGGTATCCTTCGGTGTCTTTGCGTCTGAAGCAAGTCCTCCTACATACACCACGTGACGAGAGCAGCTGTTGTACCCCTTGGCTCCGTTGGTCACCTCCCAACCGTCCACATAAGCGTCTTCATTATTCTTCACAAGTCTCTCGACGCTGCCGTCGAGATGAAACATATCTGTGTACCCCACCTGCGACCACCCGCGCCCACCCTTGCATACCGGGTCAGTGTGCCACGAGCGAATCTCACGAGCGGTCACTTCGCGACCTTCCGGCGTGGCGGTGCAGTGGAGTACCAGATACTTGAGTTGCATACTATTTCGATTTCGCCTTGGCTTTCGCGGGCTTCTCAGGTGCAGCGTCGGCGTCAACGCCATAGCCTCCCTTGATGATCTCCGCCGCTCTATGAGCCTCGACAACCAGTATCACCTCTCCGGGCATATAGTCCCGGCCGGTGAAGTGATCACTGAAAGGCTTCTTAACGAGAATCTGCATAGCAATTCAGATTATTCAGCAGCCATAGCCTGCTTGACGACTACGGTGAGTGTCGCGCTGGTGCCGGGGATGCTGAGAGTGACGTTGGCAACGCGAGGGTTGTCACCGGATTCAGCGTGTGCGTAAGCTGTGCGGGTGAACTTCACCTTATTCCCGGACTGTACGGTCGCGGTGAGCCATGCAGCGTCAGATGATGCCTGGATGGCAGCTCCGTTGCTGGTGTTGTAGGTTCGGTTGCTGTCGCCTGCTGTTGCAGCGAGGTTGTCGATGAGGGTGTCACCGGAGATGGTGGGAGCCGCAGAAGAGCTGTATCCTGAGCGGATGACCACACCTGCGTCAGCCTTCTTGGGCAGACAGACGAACCTCTGGAGGAAGTCGATGAGGTTACGATGATAGATAGGATCAGAAGCAGCTTCTGAGTAGTACATCTTCATGGAGCCGGTAGCCTTGAATACACGGGGAGTATAGAAGGCGAATGAGCACATGAACTCACCTGCACCACCGGTTGCGCCGAAGGCCTTCTTGGCACCGGAAGCGGTGTAATAAGGGTTGGCAGCGAACTCATAGATGTCGAAGCCGTAGAGGCGGCCGATCTTGCCGTTTACATTGTCAAGGCTATACTGACGCTCGAACTGCTCTGACCATCCGAGGATGTCCTGAACGTGGTCGGGACAGAGGACGAGGATGCGGTTGTCGGCGGGGACTCCGAGAGAATCCATCTTGGCCTTGGCCTTGATGAGGTCGGCCTTGGTGAGAGCCTTGCGGCCGTTGTCACCG